ATGATCGCATTGATCGGGTAACACTAAGTGAACAGGAGCAAGTGAACATGGATCTTGAGTCTATGAACATTGACGAGCTTCGTGCTGCCCTCGCTGCGAAAGATGCGATGGTGCTTGAGCTCGAGCAGAAGATTAAAGATATGACCTCAGAGAACGAGTCAAAGATTGAGGTCGAGGTCGACGCTGAAAAGCCAGAAGGCGAGGACAAGAAAGAGGCCGAGCCTGAGAAGATGGGCGACAGCTACGACGATAAAGAGAAAAAGATGACCGAGGCTGCACAGCTCAGCGAATCAGCAGAGCCGAACATGCTTGCAGAGGTCATGCAGCTCCGCGCGCAGAATCAGAAGCTCTCAGAGCGCCTCGAGGTGATCGAGGCCGAGAAGCGTGACGTCGAGCGTCGTGAGGCAGTCGCGTCTCTCTTGCGTGAGGGCAAGGTTAGTCCAAGCGAGGAGACAGCAGCAGCTCGTGCTTGGGACGTTCGCGAGAACATGCCTGAGTTCTGGCAGATGTTCAGCGAGCGCCCTGCCTCATCAGCAGTGCCTTTGACCGAGATCGGTCACGGTGCCTCTGGCGCTGAGCTCAACAAGGCGACCCTAGCTGAGCAGGTCAAGCTCCTCGCAGAAGAGAAAGGGCTCAACTTCAGCGAGGCTCTAAATCTATTCCGTACCAATAACCCAGACGCATACAACAGCGTCTTTAACTAAGGAGCGTGATCATGAATCAGATCATCAAGACCTTTGTTTGTGCATCTGCTGTGACTGAGTTCGCGCTCGTCGCCATCGACTCAGCAGGTAAGATCGCAGTCGCAACCGACCCAACGGCAAACACCATCATCGGAGTCGCTCAGCGCGCAGGCGATGCAGGTGATGTCGTTGAGGTCGTTATCTCAGGCGAGTCTCGCGTGATCGCAGGCGGCTCTCTCACCCTCACCTCGGCAACTGTCCTCGCAGTGACCACCGGGGGCAAGGTGCAGGCAGCTGCAAGCACTCACTATCCTGTCGGCTTCAGCCTCCCCAACGTCAATCAGACAAGCGCCAGCGCTAATGAGCAGTTCTTTATCCTGTTCAATCGCGGCCTCGCTCCACTCGCTTAATTAGGAGGTGATCCAAAATGGCAAGCTCATATCGCAATATTCACCCAGTCGATGAGATCTTAAGCAACCTAGTCGCGGAGGCAGTCCCAAGTGATGCAAGCCTCATCGCTGACAAGGTCTGTGAGAACATCAAGGTGCCTCAGCGCTCCGGTACTCTCCTGCTCGAGACATCTCGTAACTTTATGGGCGCAGGCGCAGGTCTTGACCTTCAGCGTGCGCCCGGTGCATCTCGCTCTCGCATCGGTGGCTTTGATCGCACGAGCACGACCTACATGTGCGAGATCTACTCTGCCGAGGACTCGATCGCGATGGAGGACATCATCGATTCTCAGTACCCCGGGAGCGAGGAGGCTCGCATCGTTAAGAAGGTCGCGCGCGTGATGAAGCTCGCTAAGGAGCAACGCGCAGCGAATACGCTCTTTAATGTGAGCAACTTCAACAGCAACGACTCGACCTCTGAGTTCGGGGGCACGTTCGACGCTGCCGGTGCTGAGCCTCTCAGCTACCTGCACCAGCTCAAGGACACCGTGTTTGCAAACGCGCACGGCATCAACCCAGACTCTCTCGTGATGGGTCGCGACCTCTTCAGGGCGCTCGCTCGCTCTCCTGAGCTCCGTGGTTACTTCCAAGCAGGCGCAACTCCAAACGGTGTCGCCTCTGGCAACCTCATCTTGAGCGACGAGGCAGTCATCAACACTCTTCGCGACATCCTCGGGATTCCCAATATCCTCGTCGGTGGCGCTCGTGTTGACAGCGCTGTGCCCGGTGCCGCTTCAAGCGAGGGCTATGTGTGGACTCGTGACTCTCTATTCATGGGCATCTTGCATGGCTCCGACGCTGTGCAGTCTCGCTCAGGTGTTCGCATGATGCCGATCGCAGCTGCTAACATGGAGTTTGAGGGCATGAAGGCCGGGCAGTACGACGCGCTCGATCTCACTCGTCGCAACGTCTGGGCAGACGAGAGCCACCTCTTCAAGGTGATCGATAGCGACCTCGGGTTCGTCCTGACTGACTGCCTCGCATAAGGTGACTAGTGCTCTGCTCATGTGGTCGCCCTCATATCACGACGCTCGCTGAGAAAGACGCTGATCAATTAGCGATCGACGATCTTACAGCGCAGCTAAGTGATGCCGAGGGCCCACAGAGGCAGATACTTGTCGCGAAGATCGCAGCCTTAAAGATTGCGGTCAAAGCAGATAAAGACTTTCGACGATCACTTAAGCGATCGCATCGAGAGTTAAGTGCTAATCTATCGAGCGCACTCGAGCTGACATCAGCCGAGCAGCTGCTCATGCTGAGCCGAGACGAGTTAAGCGAGTTTATACTTGCAAGCGGTCTGGGCTTGGCAGTCGATGATTTTATAGGAGCATCAGACGCAATCGCGACAGCTGCGCTTGATACGCTTCAAACAATTATTGGCGCAGTTGATCCGGCAGATCTGCCGAGCATTGACGCGCTCAAGCTCGCGACTGCTGATCAGGTGTTTCAAGATGTTATCTTGCCGAGCACCTTACAAGCGACCCGCACAGCGCTCGAGGGTATTACGGTTGGGGTGCCAAAGGCGAGCGCGATCAAGGCAATGGATCAACGGCTTGAGTCGGTGGTCGGTACACAAATGACACAAGTCAACACTGAGCTCTCACAGTTCGGTCGCGCTGTGACTGCCTCAGCAGCTCAAGCCTTTGATCTTGACCTGTATCTTTACACCGGCCCTCGCGATGGCGTGACACGCTCGTTTTGCCGACCCTTAATCAATAAGGTCGTGAGCGAGGTACAGATGGCGCGCCTCGATAATGGGCAGGGTTTGCCGGTCAAGACGTCGTGCGGTGGGTATAATTGCCGGCACAGTTGGTCGCCTGTGACTGAGAGCTTTGTCGAGGCTGCCGGCCTCACACGAGCGACAAACGCAGACATAACAAAAGCGAATGAAGGGGCACAGTCATGATTAAGAGCATTACAGGGCAAGCGCTGACTTTTGAATGGATCGCGCCAGGGCCTATCGACTCAGCGCCATCGCTCACAGTCGGCAGCGCCTCGCCTGTCTCTATGACAGCAAGCCGAGCAGATGCGACAGTCTCTGCCATCGCTAACGATCGACGCACCCTCACAGTGAACGCGCAAGCGACTGCGTTACAAGCTGATCAGGTCAAAGCCTACCTCGTGACCGAGGGCGATTGTATATACTCTGTAACTGTCGTGCGTATGGTGGGCACGACTGCGATCTTAGCTGAGCCTTTATCGCGAGAGGTCGACCTGAGCGAGAGTGCTCTGCTCGTGTTCGGCATGTATTACGCGACAGTATCAAGCACGATCACCAACACGACCGGGTATTATCCTTGGCAGGTGAGCTACACTCTTGACCTCGGTCAACAGCTCGACACCAAGCTTGCAAAGGGTCTGCTCAAGATCACGCCTCGACCCTTTGACACTGGCCTGTCTCATGATGATCTCGTTGGGCAGTTCCCTCAACTAGCTGACATGATCCCGCGACGCCAGAGCTCGTTTGATGCTCAGATCGATGCAGCTCTGCAAGAGATCATCCTTGTGATTCGTGATCACCTCAAAGACGAGGTCGACGTCACAGAGGACGAGATCTTTAACGCGACAAGCTTTGCTAACGCGCACGCATACTGCACAGCATCTCGCATTTATGAGTCGATGAATCAGCTCGATACAGCAAACGCTATGCGCGAGCGCTGTCAACAGCTCCTCGAGATCAGCCTGCGCTCACTCGCCCTCGATCGCGACGGTGATAATATCGTCGATGATAATGAGCTCGACATCGCAAAACAGGGTGGAACGTGGCGCGACATGCGCGCAAGCTGGCGTTCTTACAGCAAGACAGAATACGATCAGACCTTCACACCGACTCGAGGCATGAGGCACTAATGCACGCTAAGGTGAATCTAAATCTGCCCTCGTCTCTGTGGACTGCGCGCGACTCAGCTCGCCTCGGTCTCAATACAGTCGCAGCCGTTAAGCTACGCACGAGCAAGGGTATTGACGCAGATGGGCAACCTTTCAAGCCATACTCGACAAGCCCGATTTATATACCTCGATCGAGCGCAGTCTTGAGCCCTAAAGGTGGGCGAGTATCGCGCACAGGTCAGAGCGTTTATTACCAAGGTGGCTATCGCGAGTACAAGGTCAAGAGTCGACGCTATGGCGCAGGCTCGAGCGCCCTTGTCGACCTCGTCTTGTCTGGTGCGATGATGAACAACCTAGTGCTAATGGAAGCGACCGACTCGCGCTTTATCATCGGCCTGACTAATCGCGTGCGCTCGTATGGGTATGACGTGCACGCTGATCGTCCCTTTATCGGCCTATCTCCTCGCGATGTTAATGTGTTAGTGTCTGCTGTACAGGCAGAGCTCACAGCGAAGATCAAGAGAGGTAGACGATGAGCCAAGGCATATCGAGCGCGCTCGCTTATCTTGAGGATCAGATCGAGGCGACGCTACCCAAGACAGATACACATCACGGTTTTGTCGCGATTAACTCATCAGGCCGTGTCGCTCCTCTTGAGGCGCACCAGAATACAAACCGATACTTTGAGCTTAGGCTCGAGGCGTTTGCGATCGATGATGGCGAGGCCGGTCTATCAGGTCGCAGGCGAGCTCGTGTCGTTTGTCGTGTGCGCTATGATATAGGCGAGCTTCACTTTCTTGAGCGCTTGATCGCTGAAGATGGCGCGAGCCTGCTCTTGACCTTGAAGGGGCCACAGTATGACCTCGCATCGACTGGTATCGTGAGCGTGATACCGGGCGAGCCTGTATATGAGCCTATCCTTGACCCTACAACAGAGATCACGTCGCTTGTGCTCTCTCTTCCTTTCGACTTGCTTTACTTGGAGGCGTTATCATGAGCGTTACGCATCGATCAATCAGCGTCGCGACAGAGAGCAGCTTTGGCTCTCTTGTCGACGGCCTGCCCAGCTATTCAGGGCTTACCTACACATCTGTGCCTTGTGAGCGCGACCCTATCATCGTTTACGGTGATGTCGTCGTCTCTGAGCGCAACGACGCGCGCGATGGCACATACAGCCTGCCACCTGAGCCAGATACCGTTTGGTCGGGTGGCTCTCGTGTGCGTCGTCGCACCGGTACGGTCGAGATCCGTCTTGACCTCACTACAGTCGGCAGCTCGGTCAACAACTACAACACGAATTACTTGGGCGAGCTCCTCGGTGCAGGCTTCCTCACTCAGGCAGGCTTGACTCACAGCGATGCAGTGACGAGCGTGGTTGATGTGAACAACTTCACACCGACCACAACCTCGACCAACTACGTCACCGGCTCGATCATCGGTGCCGACCTGGGCGGGCGCGCTGAGTATAGCTCGGTGACAGATAATAATGTCTTAGGCGATGTCTCTGTGAGCCCTGCATTTAGCTCGAGCTTTACAGGCACCCCGACGATGCGCCTATTACAGACCTGGTACTGCCCGACTCGCGACAACCTCGGCACGACTCAGCACTCTCTCTCGTTTCGCGTCGATGGCGTCGATTTTAGGTCATACGCCTATGGATGCCGACTAGAGAGCATGACTCTCTCTCTCGATAATGGTCGAGTGATGGCTGATCTGGTCTATCAAGCTGCGATCATCCAAGACGATCACGGTAACGCAGTTGGCCCGATCGAGCCATCATATAACTCTGGCGCGCCTTGTTTCTTCAGAGGCTCTTATGTTGTCATTAGTGATGCAGCGCCCACGAGCCTCACAGATGTCGGCTCCACTGGTGACACACTCGGGCGCATCGCTCTTGATGTCGAAGATTTTACCTTGACCATCACGAACACGCTGACACCGATCGGGCACAGCAACAGCATTTTAGCTATGCGTGATATGGAGGTGTCAGACGTTGATGTCGAGCTGAGCCTTACAGTCACGACACCGAACACCACCATCAACAACGATTTCTTTAATCGTCAGCTCAGGCAGGTGCTTGTCGGCTTTGGGCCGATCGCAGCCGGGCAAGGTGGCGCGTTTATGTTGCCGGCTGCCTACCTCGCGAATGATCCGAGTAAGTACGATCCAAGCGGTAATGACATCGTGCGACAGCCTTTGACCTACAAAATGAGTCGCTTTGGTGGTGACGTTGCAGATGTGTTCGATGTATATAACTCACCATTTAGACTCGCACTCGGCAAAGGCTCCTAAGTATGGCTCTCTCATTTCTGCCTGACTCTGAATTGACGATCGAGGTCGTTGTGACCTGCGACCCTGCTGTGACCTGCTCGCCTGAGCAGATGCAAGCCTACCTCGATACAGGTGAGCTCAGCGCGCTCGAGGCGCACGAGGGTGCGACGCGATTCAAGATCAAGGCGCTCTCACCAAGCGATCGAGAGCAGGCAGAGGTGAGGGCCGGTGCATATACGCGCAGCGAGCTCGGGCGTATCCTTTGGCTTGACGCTCCAAGCGATGAGCGAGAGAAAGCGCGATGGCATCACGAGCTCGCAGAAGATGAGCGCGAGGCGCTTGCGTCTTATCAGGCGTATTTGTCGCGCGTCTTTGTGGAGATGGTGCGCGTCGCGCTTGTCGAGATCGATGATCAGCCTGCAAGCGACATGATTGATCGAATCAAGCCAGAGGCGCATCGACTGCAAGTGATCTCAGAGCTCGTGCAACATATTCAGCGCATCAGCCTGCTAGGGATCTCGGGAAAATAGCGCTCGCCTCGTCTGTATGGCTGCCCAACAGTAAAGGGCGAGGCTGGTCATGTGATCAATGCAGAGCAAAGCCTGCTCTGAGGCGTTTGCGTGGTAATTGTGGCGGGCGCTTTGTGCAGGGCTTGCCTTTGGCTCAGCGTGACGAGGCAGGGCTGTATGTGCCAGGGTATCGCGTCGCTCCAAATTGTGGCAGTGACTTTTCAGAGCTTAAAGTCAGGAGCTGCCCTATTGCAGATGCAAACCGGCTCGCGCCTCTGATTAGTGTTTACCATCGGCACCGGCAAGGGCTCGGATCAATCGCGACTAGCTACCCGAGACCAACTTGTGCAATAATCGAAGCGCTCGACATCTTGCACTCTTCCACTGAGGAGATGATCGCACGACAGCGCGAGCAAGCCTTGCAGGAGTCTCAAACATGACGCAGAACACTATTGAGATCGAGGTCGAATTAAAGGGCCAAAAGGACGCGCTCAAAGGGCTTGATCAGGTCAAAGAGGGTGCCGATGGCATAGGCGAGACTTTTAAAGGCGTCGGGGATATAGTCGGCAAGACTAATCAGCAGATGGGCGAGAGCCTTAATGCTGTCTCAAATGCAGTCGGTGAAAGTGCAGCTGCTTTTCAGGGTATGCGCGACGCGATCAGCTCAGTTGCGACCGGCAGTGTAGGCATCACAACCTTGCTCGGCCCTCTGGCGCTCTTAACAACTGCGGTTGGTGCAGCTTATGAGGCTTACAGGCAGTTATCAGGCGCAGCTCGTCAAGCTGAGATACAGCAAGAGGCGATGGCGGCTGCCTCTGCTGATCTGACATCTAAGCTTGAGGAGCTTGCAGAGAAGGGCATAGGATATGCCAAGGCTCAACTGCTTGACTATATAAGGGCAAACCTACAAGCCCAAGTGATGAAAGAGCTGCTTGAGAAGCGCACAGAGAGCTCTTTAAAAGTATTACAAGCAGAAGCCAAGCAGACCAAAGAGGCGACCAAAGCAGCGCAAGACTATGCTAAGTCGCTTCAAGATCAAAGCCTTTCACATCAAGAGCGAGTGATCGCTGAGACTAGACTACAAGAGGCGCTCGCAGCTCAACAGATCGCAACACAAAAGACTAGGAAAGTCTTTAGCGATCTTTCAGATGAGATGATCAAGGTAAATGCCGAGGTCGACTCAGCTGCTAAGCGATTCAAGGCTCTTGAAGAGACGACCGACGAAGGGCTCAAGACCAAAGCAAAGGAGCTCATCGCAAGGCGGGCATCTCTTGAGGCGCTCAAAGCTGAAACGTCTGGGCTTGATGAGGCATCTCGGCTCACAGCTCTGCACAATGCTGAGCGATCAAAGACGATCGCGCTCGATACTGTTGAGAAGCTCGACCGGACACAGCTTAAAGCTTTGGTCGATGCTCAAAATGTAGCTCTTAAAGCGCTTAACGAGACAAGCCTACAAGATAAGAAGCTCGCGCTTGATATTGCAAAGGCAACCGCAGATACGACGGTTGCGCGCAAGGCAGAGACAAAAGCAATCGACCAGCAGAAGCTCGCACAGCAAGCGCTACGCGAGGAGCAAATGCGCCTCGTTAAACAGAGCCAGATCAGAGAGCTAGACATCAAGCTGACTCAAGAGGGCTATGCACAGCAGATCGCTCTTGCTGAGGAGCGCTATCAGCTCGGGCTCGCTCTGGCTCAAGAGGACGCTCTGCAACGTGAGATTGTCGAGCGACAGCATGACCTCGCAGTAAAGCAGATCGAGGATCAGCGACTTGCTCGAGAGCAACAAGTGCATGATCGCTCACTTGAGATGCTCATGAGTCGCTTACAAGCTGAGGATAAAGCACACGATGCGCAGCT